GCAGTACCCAATGGCAAGCGATCGTATGCGATGGCAGCAAAAGATGTTTTATGATTACCACAAGGAGTGTTTATGGGTGGTAAAGGTTCAGGTGGTGCAAACCGTAAACCTGTTGAACAGAAACTTAGAATTGGGAACCCCGGTGGTAGGGCTTTGCCTAAGGCTGATGTGATTGCTTTCCCTGTACAGCAGGCCCCTGAACCGCATCGACCTTTGGGGAAGGTGGGTACTGAGTTGTGGGAACGGGTGTGGTTGGCTGCTGCTGCATGGTTGAAACCTCAGGCTGATGCTGAATCGGTGTTGCTTCTTTGTGAGGCATCGGATGAAAGAACATCGTTGAGGTATCGTGTTATGTCTGATCCTGATGCGTGGCGTGAACGCAAGGCGTTGAGGGATTTGGAGAAGCAGATTCAGTCAGCTTTGGGTGAGTTGGGTTTGAACCCGGTTGATCGTGCAAGGTTGGGTGTAGCAGAGATAAGGGAGAATGAGTTTGCCAAACTCCACGCAAAGATTGCGCAACGACGGAACCAAGCCCAAGCCTGATTGGTCGCCTAAATACTTCACTCCTGCTCTTAGCGCATTGTCTGATGGGGATGATCTGATTGCGTTTGCTGAGAACTATTGCACGGTAACTAAAGGGTTTCAGGCAGGTCAGCCTTTGACGTTTACTGATTGGCAGGCGTGGTTGTTACGTCGGATCTATGAGCGTACAGATGATGGGCGTTTGAGATATCGACGGGTTTATGTGGAGTTGCCACGTAAGAACGGTAAAAGCCTGTTGGGTTCCACGATTGCTTTGTATTCTTTGTTCGCAGGTGAACCCGGTGCAGAGGTGTATTCAGCTGCAGGTGACAGGCAGCAGGCACGGATCGTGTTTGGTGAAACTAAGGCACAGATTTTGTCTAACCCGTTGTTGGCTTCAGAATGCAAAGTGTATAGGGATGCTATTGAGGTTCCGTTGTTTGGTTCCGTGTACCGTGTCCTTTCATCTGATGGGAAATTGGCGCAGGGCTTGAATCCTTCAACGGTCATCTTTGACGAACTCCATGTGCAACCCAATGCAGAACTTTATGATGCTTTGACGTTGGGTTCAGGTAACAGGATTGAACCGTTGATGGTGGGGATTACCACACCGGGTTTTGATCTTGATTCTTTGTGTGGTGGCCTGTATCAGTATGGGAAGAAGGTCGCTGCAGGTGAGGTTGATGATCGGCAGTTTGGTTTCTTTTCATGGCAGGCTGATGATGATTGTGATGTGAACGATGAAGCCCAATGGCATCAGGCGAACCCTAATCTTGCTGAAGGTTTGCTTGATCTTGACGATATGAGATCATCGGTAAAGCAGTCATCAGAGACTTCCTTTAGAAGGTTCAGGTTGTCGCAATGGGTGCGTTCTCAGGAATCGTGGCTACCTGCCGGGAGTTGGGATCGTTGCACGGGTGAACAGAAGTTGATTGATGGGCAACCAACATGGGTTGGTGTCGATATGGCTTTGAAGCATGACTCTATTGCGATTGTTTCTGTTCAGAAGCAGGATGGCGTTTTGGTTATGCAATCAAAGATTTGGTTCCCTGATGGTGACAATGTTGATGTGGTTGAGGTAGAGAACTATTTGCGTGGCCTGCATCAACGGTACGATTTGCAAGAAGTGGCGTTCGACCCTGCCTTTTTTCAGCGTTCAGCTGAGGTGTTGCATGATGACGGGTTGCCTATGGTGGAGTTCCCCCAATCCGCTAATCGTATGGTGCCTGCCTGTGGGCAAGCCTACGAACTGATCGTTGGTGGCAAAGTGGTTCATGACGGTTCGCCATCGTTCACAGATCAAGTGTTATCGGCAGCGCAACGCATGACAGATAATGGGTGGCGTTTATCTAAAGGCAAATCCCGTCGCAAGATTGACGCTGCTATAGCAATGGTGATGGCGTTGGATCGGGCAACAACCCGTTCTGCACCTGAACTTGTACCTCAGTTCTTTAGTGTTTAGGAGACAATGTGAAGAAGATTAAAATGGAAGAAGCGTGTGAAGTGGCAGGGTTGGCTAGTTTGACCATCGGCTGTTTCGTGTGGGCGATACCTGTAGGCTTCATTGTGTTGGGGATTTCTTTGGTATCTTGGGGAGTCGCTGCAGGTCGCAAGAGGTAATTGATGCTTGATCGTTTATTCCCCACAAGTTCAGAGAATCGTGCTATCTCGTTTCAATCTATTTGGGGTGCAGGTGATTCTTATGCGGTGACCACCAACTCAGGAACGATTGTTACGCAAGAGAACGCAATGAAAATTGCAACCGTTTATGCGTGTGTGCGTTTGATCTCTGATTCCATTTCAACGTTGCCTGTAGGCGTTTTCCGTCGCATCAATGGTGAGCGTGTGCCTGTGTTCCCTAGACCTATATGGCTTGATTACCCTGAATCGGGGATGACCCGTACAGATCATTTCCAAGAAGTGTTGGTGTCAATGCTGTTGGATGGCAACGCTTTCATTCGTGTTATTCGTGACGATTCAGGTGTTGTAGGGCTTACCGTGTTGAACCCGTTGCGTGTTGATGTGAGCCGTGATGCTTCACGCAGAATCATCTACACCCTCAGAGATACGCAGGGTGCAGCAATCATGGCTGAAGATATGATTCACATTTCTGAGATGCGCCTACCGGGTGAACTTCGTGGGCGTTCCCGTATCGATCTTGTCAAGGAAACATTGGGCCTAGCAAAAGCCTTAGAAGAGTTTGCTGCACGGTTCTTTGGGCAAGGCTCAACCACATCAGGAATCATTGAGTTCCCCGGCAACCTGACCCGTGAACAAGCAAAGAATCTTGTTGATGGTTTTGAGGAAGGCCACAGAGGTTTGCGGAAAGCCCATCGACCCGGCATCCTTGCAGGTGGCGCAACTTTCACCAAAACGGGTGTTGATCCCGATGCAGCCCAAATGATTGAATCACGCAGAATGAGCATTGAGGAGATTGCACGAGTGTTCCGTGTACCGCCATCAATGTTGTCTGTGACTACGCCGGGCGCAATGTCGTACGCATCGGTTGAACAGAACGGTATTCATTTCGTTACCCATACTCTCAGGCCTTACATCGTGAAGTTGGAAGATGCTTATACAAGGCTTCTCCCTGAAGGCGTGTTCCTGAAGTTCAATGTTGATGGGCTTTTGCGTGGCGATAGTGCAGCAAGAGCTGCAACCTATTCCTCAGGTTTGCAGGCAGGTTACCTGTCGATCAATGATGTTCGCAGGTTGGAAGATTTTGCTGCCGTTGAAGGTGGGGATGTTTTCCGTGTTCCTTTGGCAAACGTGAATGTGGCTGCTGCCAATCTGACTGAAACTGAAACAAAGGTTTCTATGGCACAGAAGTTGATTCTCTCAGGCTTTGATCCTGCCTCTGTTCTATCTGCAATGGGTTTGCCTTCTATCGATCACACGGGTGTTCCTTCTACGCAACTGCAACCGTTGGTGACTCTTGACCCTGCTGATCCTCAGAGTGCGTACGAGGTCTAATTGTGACGATCAGCTCAGGTCAGACCTCTGTGGGTACTTCACCAACTTTGATTGATGGTTTAGAAGTGAACCCGTTTCGGTTGCATCTGCACAACAATGATAATACCGATGAGGTTTTTTTGGGTGGTTCTGCTGTCACTACAACAACAGGTTTGAAAATACTGAAACAAGATTCAATAGAACTGATCATTAATCCTTTAGAAGCGTTATATGCGGTTTCTAGCAAAACAGGTCACGTAGTTTCGTGGCTGAAGCAGACGGAGTAAAAAATGCCGTACTACATCAAACTAGGTGCTATCGGCTGTGATGGTTGGGCAACAATAAAAGAAGATGGTGAAGTTATTGGGTGCCATCAATCAAAGGCTGACGCTATAGCGCAGATGGTCGCTGTTTCTCTTGCTGAGGATATGGAACCCGGTGGGGAACGTGCGTTGCCTGACAACTACCGACCTGCTTTAGCAGAAGATGTACCTGATGGCAGGGCTTGTGGGAACTGTGTTTTCTACAATGAGGATCGACAGAATGATGATGGCACTAAAGCATGGTGTGAGAAGTGGGCTGATTTCGTGGATGGTGGCTACTACTGCAATGCGTGGCAACCCTATGAAGAAGAAGATGAAGATGATTTAAGTGGTTCATACAAGGATGATGAAGAAACCCGTGCAGTAGATTTGGGCGCACCTGAATACATGGTGGCTGCTGCCAAACGTGGGTTGCGTCTTTATGCCGATGGCGAAGCAGGTGCAGGGCTACAGGATTCGACAGTTCGTGATGCAAGGGCTATGGCACAAGGAACGATAAGTGAACCCAAATGGCGCAAGATCGGGCCTTGGATAGCACGACACATTGATGATCTAGATGCTGTGGATGCTGAAACACCAATCACACCGGGGTTGGTTGCTCACTTGCTGTGGGGTTCAGGCCCATCTAAGTCTGATGCGCTGAGAGCGCAACGATATGCAGAAGGTGTTGTGGAAAGATTGAATAGTGAACAAGACAGAAGTATGAACAAAACATTTCATATTTCTAGGCGTGAGGAGATTGAACAGATGAGAACGCAAACTGAGGAACCTACACAGGTTGAAACCCGACGGGTGACGGTACAAGAGTTTGAGTTACGTGCAGGTGAAACAGGCTCAATGAGTTTTCGTGGTTACGCTGCTGTATATAACTCCCCTAGTGAACCGTTGCCTTTTACAGAAACGATTGCGCCGGGTGCGTTTGATAAGACTCTTCGTGCAAGAAACAACGTGAAGATGTACCTGAACCATGATTCAACGCTTGTGTTGGCTTCAACCCGTGCCAAAACAATGAAACTCACTTCTGACTCTAAAGGCTTGCTAGTGGAATCTGATTTGCCTGATACGTCGTATGCACGGGATCTTGCTGTGCTGATGGAACGTGGCGATGTGGATTCAATGAGTTTCGGTTTCAGCGTTCCTAGTGGCGGTGATCGTTGGAGTCCTGACGGTATGACCCGTGAACTGAAGCAGATACGTTTGCATGAAGTGAGTGTGGTTACAGGGTTCCCTGCCTACTCTGCTACTTCAGCTGCTTTGCGTTCTTTAGATATGTTGGCTGATGCCACAGGTTTAGATGCGAACAAACTTGCTGAAGCATTAACAATGTTGGAGAACGGCAAAACCCTTTCAACCGATCATGCTGACCTGCTCGCAGAAACAGTGAACAAACTTCGTGCAGAACCACAACCAACAGAGGTTGCCGGGTCTCTAGCAATTAAACGCAAGCAGATTGATTTGTTACTTAATCGCATCTAGTCTTGTCCAATCGGATGTGAGGAACCTCTGTCGATGCTCGTGGTGTGCGGAACCGCTACCTCACAAAACTAAACCATCTATCCAATAGGAGAAACTATGTCGTACATCGACCGTCAAGTAGAACTCCGCAACCGTGCATGGGAAGAGGCTAAAGCCCTTCTTGATGTTGCGGAAGCAGAGAAGCGTGATTTAAGCGCAGAAGAAGAAGTTAAGTATGCTCGTATTAACGAGGATCTCGGAAAACGTGCTGAAGTAATTGCAAGCCTTCGTGCTGATGAAGAGCGTGAATTGCGTTTGTCAGAAGCAACCCGTGGCATTGAAGATCAGGTTCGACCTGTTGCAGGCAAATCTGTAAGCAATGATGCAGAGACAATCCGTAGCCTTGCTCGTGGAGAGATCCGTTCAGCAACATTTGAGAAGCGTGACGTAATCACGACTTCAACAGGCGCACCTGTACCAACGTCGTTCTACGATCAGATCGTTGAACACATGGTTCTTGTAGGCCCAATGTTGCAGACCTCTACAGTTATCAATACTGCAGGTGGCGAAGCATTGCAGATCCCACGCACCAACGCATACAGCACAGCAGCACTCACTGCACAATCGTCAGCATTCGCTGAATCAGATCCAACCTTCCAAGCCTTTACAACTTTGAACGCTTACAAGTACGGTTTCTTGATCCAAGTTTCTGCTGAAATGGTTGCCGATAGTGGCGTTGATCTTTTGGGCTTCCTTGCTCGTGAAGCAGGAATCGCAATCGGCGTTGCTGTAAACACGGCACTCACCACAGGTACTGACACCACAATGCCAAACGGTATTGCCGTTGCTGCAGGTTCAGGAGTAACAGGTTCAACAGCTGTCTCAGGTGCATTCACTGCAGACAACTTGATTGACCTTTCTTACAGCGTGAACTCAATGTACCGTCGTCAGCCCGGCACAGGTTGGATGTTGAACAACACCTCACTTGCTGCTGTACGCAAACTCAAAGACACCACCAATCAGTACCTCTTCCAACCATCGTTGCAGATGGGTCAGCCCGATATGCTTTTGGGCTTCCCAATCTTTGAGAACCCTGATGTG